TATCGAAAAAAAATAACAGACATGGAATCAATAAATGTAGGCGGAAAAAAGATAGTTGGCAGGTTTATCAGACACACCAACAGAATGTTATTCCAGGCGGATGATGGCCAATGGTGGTTCGGGAAAAATCTTCGGGTTGATTCAACAGGCGAACCAAAGCATATAATCTTCAAGAAAGGCGACATGAAGGTCAGGAAGGAACCCAAAATCTTTTTAGAAGATGAAGGATGGTATAATACTGTCACCAATGATGCGACTCCGACACAAATAAGTAGAAAGTACGGAACTAAAAAAAATTACGAAAAAAGATTTAAAAAGTTTTTTATTTAAAAAAAAATAATTAATTTTAAAAAAAATAAAAAAATGAAATTAATAAAATTAGATAAAACACATCTTTACAACAAGAAGACTAAGACTGCCATCAACGGCCAATTCATAAAGAATACAGACGAATTGTTATTTAAAGATGAGAATGGAGAATATTGGTTTGGCAATCCCAGTGGATATGATAGCACTAATGAGCCTATATACATATATTTTGAAAAAAGAGATATGGTAGTCAGGGACAAGAAACCTAAGATCTATTTGGAAGATGAGGCGTTTTTCTCATCGCTAACAATGAGCGATTATAATAGCAAATACAAAAGTGTTAACAGGACACTGCAGGGCATTTGGGGTTCTAAAGAAAATTATCTTAATCGCAAAAATCCAAGTATTATTTAAATTTATTTATTTTATAATTATTTTTACAAAAAATTAAAATATGGGTACAGAACTAAAAACAATCAACATACATGGAAAGCAGTATGTTGAAGTATCTGAAAGGGTCAGGTACATCAGGGAAGCTCATCCTGAATTCCGTATAGTTACGGAGTTAATTAGCATGGACGGTGATTCTTGTCTATTTAAGGCATCACTGCTCAATCAGGACGATGAAGTATTGGCTACGGGCCATGCATATGAAGAGAAGTCTTCGAGCCGAATCAACAAGACTTCTCACGTTGAAAACTGTGAAACCAGTGCCGTGGGTAGATGCCTCGCCATGTATGGTGTCGGGATTGAGAATAGCATAGCATCGGCTAATGAGGTGCTGAATGCTAAGGCCAATGGAAAATCCAATGCTCCTTCGGGCAAAGTTCCTTCGGGCAAAGTTCCTTCGGGCAAAGTTCCTTCGGGCAAAGCAGAGCCATCAGACAAGTCTGTAGAGAACTTGATTAGGCTTATCGAGGCTATGTCTGACATAAATGACTTGCGCCAGGCATGGAAGGACAATGTTGTTCAAATAAATAGTTCTCAGAAGCTAAAGAAGGCGTTTGAGGTCATGGCTAAAAAGCTCGGGCAATGACAATAAAAAGAGAATTAGAGGCAAAGAAGTTGGGTGGTATTGGAGCCAGCGAGGCTTATCCATTATTTGTGAAAGACTACGAGAATTCTTCTTCGTATCGTGGTCTTATAGTCTCCAAGGTCGAGGAATTAATCCTTGGCTTTGGTAAGACTATCACGAATGAACATCTTACACATGGGATAGAGACTGAAGAGGAGGCATACAATTACATTGTCGATAATATGCACCCCGAAGCTATATTGTGTTCCCAGGATTCTGTTTTTTACAAGGAATCGATGTGGGCTACTCCCGATGTTTTTATCGGAAAGGATAGATTGATAAATATAAAATGTCCGACAAGCATTTTTTCTTTTTTTTCAAATATAAAAAAAGTTTCAAGGAGCTATGTTGTTCAGGCCCATTGGGAAATGTTTGTGACTGGAATAGATAAGCATTCGTTTTTTTATTATCTTTCTCCTGTCGTTTCGGAACTTTCTGAACCAAAGGTTCGTTCTATTAATGTGGTTACTGAGAATGAGATAATGGATGAGATAGAGCCAAGGTTTGATTTATTTATTTCTAATCGAAATATTCTTTTCGATCAGGCCATGATGGCTCCACACCTGGAGCCTGAAGAGTTTTATGCGTGTTGTCAAACTCACAATATGACGAGGTTGAAACAAAAGAGTAACATCTTTAATTGGGCAAATGAATTAGTGGTTTATAACAACACATTGTATGTCAGGCAAGCAATCGGATAATTCAGAGAGCAAGTGGATTTACAAAGGTAAAGCCCTTAGATGCCCAGTAAAAGGCGCATTTGGATTTATATACTGTATTAGTCACAACGATTCTGATCTTTTTTATGTAGGCAAGAAGCAGTTTTATTCTACAAGGAGAGTAAAAGTGGCAGGCAGGAAAAACAGAAAAAAAGTTGTGAAGGAAAGCAATTGGAGAATATATCAAAGTTCGAGCCAAACAGTTCAGAAGATGATTGCAGAAGCAGGAGAAGATGCGTTCAGCTACGATGTATTGGCCATTGCTTATACACCTGGGGAATTAAGTTTCCTCGAAGAGAAGGCGCAGCACGTAAGCTGTGCATACCTCAGGGACAACTGCTTGGTTGATTCTATTGGTCAGCGAAGGTTTGTGTCTCTGAAAAAAAATAATAGATTACTTAACTCAGCAAAATCGATTATCCTCTGGGCAAATGGAATATAACCCGAAAAAAAAGACGATAACTCCGCATATGGTGTACGCCCTTATGATTGACTACGAAAGTAGCTTTGAGGTTCCACTATGTATTAATGAGACTATGTTTTGTTATCCAATTGGAGTTATTTCGTACCACAAAGAAGAAGATTTAGTGTTTTTCCACTGTCAAATATATTCTTCTGAGGTTGGTTATTACCATGGTGTTATTTCATCCGAGAAGCTATCGAAATTAAAGTATCCTAAATTTAACATTTTTTAAAAAAACAAAATTTTATTATTATGATTACAGTTAGTATTGATTTGAACAAAATTCCTGAGGACACTATTTTCGAATCTGAGAACGGTGGCAGGTACATTAATGTTGTTGTTGTCCCTTATAAGGATGGCGAGAACCAATGGGGTAAAACTCATGCGGTTAAGCTTTCTCAATCCAAAGAGGATAGAGATGCAAAGAAACCAGTGGTGTATGTAGGCTCTGGAAAAGAGTATGTTTTTGAGAATAAGGAAAATCTTCCTTTTTGAAAAAAATAATTTTTGATACATACGGCAGGCCGAGGGAAATCGAGGAACCACCTTTATTGGTGGTACTCGATCCCTACTGCTGGTCTAAGAAGACGGAAACTGAAAAGAAAACAGAGGTGAGGATGGAACTACTCATCTTAGAGCGTCAAATTAAGCAGGACGACATTTTTTTTGAAAAACTAAAACAGGAAACAAATGAGACTAAAGGGAGTATGGATTTCGATAGATATATGGCATCGAGAGGGATTGTCACCAACGGCTAAGTTCCTCATATCGTATCTTATCGGAAGAAAAAAAAATAATGGAACACTTAATTACACCAATCTGTCAAAGATATTAGGCTGCACTAAGGCCAGGGTTTCCCAAGTTATTGAGGAATTAGAGAAATCGGATTTAATAAGGATTAAGGAGGATGGCAAGACGAGGCTCTACTCACTTGTAGGCATGGATGCTATGCAAATTCCATCTATATTTGATGGTTTAATAGATGACCTGCCTGAAGACAAGAGAGAATTGCTTGAAATATGGATCGAGTATAGGGATGAAATAAAGAAGCCTATCAAGACGAGGCGTTCAGCTAAGGTTTTGGTATCAATGTTTGAAGATCATGGCTTAGAGAGCCTCAAAAAGGCTTTAAATAGGTCTACAGCTAATGGTTGGACGGGTATATTCCCTGAAGATGAGAAATCATCGGAAACCAAGGTCGTAGTAACTCCATCTAAATACAGGGAGCTATGATCAACAAGTCTTTTGTCGAATGTGCATTCATAGGTTGTCTGATTAAGAATCCGAACCTATTGCACCAAGCCAAGGTCGAAGAGAAGCATTTCTCAGCGTCAGACCGCAGGGATATATTTAAGGAGGCAAAGCGTCAGATAGACGAGCAGGGAGAGGCAGATGTGGTATTGATGGCCTCTTACGCAGAAGACAATCACAGAATATCTATTTTGCGCTTTCAGGAGGAATTCATTGGTCAGTCATCGCTTTCTTCATTTAATGATTATGAGAATCTGATTATTGCCAGGTGGATGAAGGATCAGTATACCACCACCACTATGAAATATGCTGCGGAGATAAAAGATTCCAACGATCCGAGAGTGATTATAGAGAAGTTGTCTTCGGACATATCTGAGATACTAAATGAGGGTTCTTCTGAAGAGGCTCATGTATCCAACTTTTCTATGGAGGCAATAGATGGCATATACAAGGCCATGTCTTCTGATTCTGTTTCGGGCATATCTACGGGAATCGCTAAATTGAATTCTATCACAGGAGGATGGCAGGATACAGACCTTATAATTATTGCAGGAAGGCCAGCAATGGGTAAGACTACCTTTGTTTTGAATATGGCCCTAAATGCAATAAAAGAAAATAAATCTGTAGTTGTGTATACCTTGGAGATGTCTCCTGTGCAGTTTATATATGTTTTGGCAGGCATTTTGACTGGTATTAGCACTCAGGACATAAGGACGGGAAGAATTTCTCAGGAAGAATTAAAAGAATTGGAAGAAACGATAGGGTGGCTGAACTCTTTAGAGCTATATATTGTTGATAAGCATAGGACTATTGAGGATATAGCGTCTTCAGTCAGGTTCCACAAGAGAAAATACGGAGTTGATATGGCAATTATTGATCACTTGCACCTTGTCAGGACGGCTTCCAACTTTCAGTCTGATGCATTGAGAATTGGGCATATAACGTCTACATTGAAGGAATTGGCCTCAAAGTCAGATTGCTGTATGCCTGTGGTGTTGTTATCTCAGTTGTCTCGGGCTGTAGACCTTCGTGAAGACAAAAGACCAATGCCGTCAGATTTAAGAGGATCTGGAGCCATTGAGCAGGATGCAGATATAATTATGTTTCTTTATAGGGATAGTTATTATTCAGGCAATATAGATGATGATACGGTGGAATTGCTGATTGCAAAGAACCGTATGGGAGATATAGGAAAAATTTATTTAAGATACGAAAATAGAGAATATCATGAAGCAAATAAGTTTCACAATTAGTGATGGTTCGTATGAATTGCTAAAAGAGATTTCAAAAAAAGATGGTCGTGAAATAAAAAATATAATGAAAGACCATGTCGCTGATTTAATAGTAAAATTCAAATATGGCACAGAAGATTTCGAAAAATTTTCTAACGATTACTAATTATGCTCTCAGAACCAGAGATAGGAGGCGTTGTTGGAAGACTTGCAGGGATTGTGGCTGCAAAATGAATGCCAGTGAGACTCAGTATGCTCACATGAAGGTAGAAGGTATGAAAACGTATTTTATATGCGATAAATGTGCTGACAAATACGATTCTTTAAGTTAAACAAAAAAAATGAAAGTACTTGTAATTGGAGATCTACATGAGCCGTTCTGCTTAGACGGATATCTTGAGTATTGTAAAAAGATGCGCAAGAAGTACAGGACTAATAGGACTGTATTTATAGGCGATGTAATCGACAACCATTATTCATCTTACCATGAAACCGATGCCGATGGAATGGGAGGTGGAGACGAGCTTAAATTAGCTAAGAAGAAGATTAAAAAGTGGTATCGGGCATTTCCTGATGCTGATGTGACCATTGGTAATCACGACAGAATGATCATGCGTAAGGCTCAGACATCTGCGATTCCAAAGGAGTGGATAAAGAACTACTGTGATGTCCTGGACGTTCCTGGATGGAACTTTGTTGATCGGGTTGTCTACGATGATGTTCAGTACATACATGGAGAGGCTGGTACGGCAAGAACGAAGTGCAGGGCAGATATGATGAGTACAGTTCAGGGCCATTTGCATACTCAGTGTTATACAGAATGGTATGTAGGTGCTAACTTCAGGATATTTGGAATGCAAGTTGGGTGTGGCATTGATCACAAGTCATATGCTATGGCATATGCAAAGAGAGGTAAGAAGCCAGCGATAGGCTGTGGGGTTATAATTGATGGTGAGACTGCCATTAATTTACCTATGAACTTATAGTTTCCTGTTTTTATGTTTATTTTTTGGGGCGCAGGATTAATTTTCTGCGCTTTTTTTAAAAAAAACTTGATATTATATATTATTATGTTTATATTGACTAAAAATCAAATGATCAGTTTTAAATTAAATCAAAAGCCAGACCAAAAATTACAAGACTTAATCGTAGTCTTTTGGAATAATAAAATATGGCATTCACATAATTAATCAACAAAATATTTAAGATATACTTTAAACAATCAGAGAGATAAAGTTTGGAGCGTGGGATTCGTACAATAAAAAAATGACGAACATTATAACAGACATTGACTTTAATTTAATGAAATGACAGTATTACAATTTTTAAAAGATAGATATTGCGGAAAAGACATAAAGTATTATGTAAGAACCTTAAAATATCTTAATGGCAAAACAGAGGAAAGAATTGACTTTCCTAATAGGTGCTACATTTCCGAATGGGTAGATAGGGGCGGTGCTGATAATCCTTTTGTTATGAAAGATGTCGAGACTGTTGGTAAAGTAGTATCAGTAACTCCATTTAGAAACAAATGGAAATTAGAACTCCTTGATGGAAAGGTAATAATAATGAGTCAGTATGAGTATTATGGGTGTTGTTCCTAACAACCAAACAAACGCCATAAACAAAGAATATGAATAAAGATAACAAAGTATCAGCAACCTGCAAAAACTGTGGATGCCCTGACATGGAAGAAAGGCACGACCATTTGTGGTGTGATTGGTGTGGGAATGAGGAAAATATTAATTAACAAATAAATAAGTAAATATGAAAAAAGAAGAATTAATTGAATCTTTTTATTACCTACTTATGTTCTTGACATTAGGAGTAATGATACTTAACTTTACCTCTTGTTCTAAAGCAGAGTGTATTGATTATGATTATTCAGAACGCAGCCTGAA